GGTTCAGATGTGTTAAGCGAAGAACTGAAAACACAAGTCCAAGAAGCTTGGGAGACTAAGCTGTCTGAAGCCCGTGAGGAAATCTCTGCAGAGCTTAGAGAAGAATTTGCACAGAGATATGAGAATGACAAATCACAGATTGTGGAAGCAATGGACAACATGCTGTCAGATGCATTAAAGAAAGAAATTTCTGAATTTGCAGAAGACAAAGCAAAAGTTGTTGAAGAAAGAGTTGCTTACAAAAAAGCAGTCGGTGAACATTCTGATATGCTGTCAACATTTGTTTCTGATACACTAGTAAAAGAAGTAAATGAACTAAGAGCAGACAGAGAAGCACTTAAAGGTCAATTTACAAAGTTGGAAAACTTTGTAGTCAGACAACTCTCCAAAGAGTTAACAGAATTTGCTCAAGACAAAAAGGATCTAGTTGAAAAGAAAGTCAAACTAGTAGCTGAAGGTAAGAAACTTATCGAAGATACTAAATCAGCTTTCATCAAAAGAGCCGCAGGTCTTGTGGAAAAACATGTTGATTCAACACTGAAGAGTGAATTAAGCACTTTAAAAGAAGACATCAAAGTTGCCAAAGAAAACAACTTTGGTAGAAAAGTGTTTGAAGCATTCGCAGGTGAATACATGAGTTCTTACCTTTCAGAGGGTGGAGAAATACGTAAGTTGCAGAATACAATTTCAGAGTCTAAAGAAGCTGTTTCTAAATTAGAAAAAGCAATTGAAGAAAAAGAAGCTGAAGTTAAAGCAACACAAACCAAACTTAAGATTGCAGAGGACAAAATGGTTAGAGAAAAAACTCTAACAGATTTAGTTTCTCCGCTTTCAAAAGACAAACGTCAAGTAATGGTTGAACTATTGGAATCAGTACAGACTGCTAACTTAAAGAAGCAGTTTGAAAAGTATCTTCCAGCTGTGTTAAATGAGACGGTAGAATCTGCATCAGCAGATAATATTATCACAGAACACACAGGTGACAGATCGGTAAATACTGATAACAATACAACAATCGATAACGATATCGTTAATATAAAAAGACTAGCAGGATTAAGGAGTTAATACTATGTCAGATAAAACATTAACTGAAAATTGGAATGATACTAAATCAGCACTGCTAGAAGGTCTTGCAGGCCAAAAAAAAGATACAATGAGTGCAGTTCTAGAAAACACTCAAAAGTATTTGGCTGAAAGTGCCACAGCAGGTGCAACAGGTGCCGGTAACGTAGCCGCCCTAAACAAAGTTATCCTTCCAGTAATTAGAAGGGTTATGCCTACAGTGATCGCGAATGAAATCGTTGGTGTACAGCCAATGACAGGTCCAGTAGGTCAGATCCACACATTAAGAGTCAGATATGCCGACTCAGCCAACGGTGTAACAGCCGGTGACGAGGCATTATCACCAGCATCAATTGCCAGAGGTTACTCAGGTGATGATTCAGCATCAGGTACAACTGCCGATGCAACAGCTTCAAAAGAAGGTGTAGCTGGTAACAGACTATCAATTCAAATCTTAAAGCAGACTGTTGAAGCTAAAACAAGAAAGCTATCAGCAAGATGGACTTTTGAATCAGCTCAAGACGCCAATGCAATGCATGGTCTTGATGTTGAAGCAGAAATCATGGCCGCTTTAGCACAAGAGATCACAGCTGAAATCGATCAAGAAATTATCGGTTCACTATTATCTCTAGCTTCAGCTTCAGGTGATGATTACGATCAAGGTAACGCATCAGGTACAGCTACATTCGTAGGTGACGAGCATGCCGCACTTGCTGTTCTAATCAACAGAGAAGCAAACAGAATTGCACAAAGAACAAGAAGAGGCGCAGGTAACTATGCTGTTATGTCTCCAACTGCTCTTACAATTCTACAATCTGCAACAACTTCAGCTTTTGCAAGAACAACTGAAGGTACATTTGAAGCACCAACAAACACTAAGTTTGTAGGTACTTTAAACGGTGCAATGAGAGTATATGTAAACTCATATGCCTCAGACGCAACACCAGTACTAGTTGGTTACAAAGGCCCAGGTGAAGTAGATGCACCAGCATTCTACTGTCCTTACATTCCACTAATGTCATCAGGCGTTGTGATTGATCCAGCTACATTCGAGCCAGTAGTGTCATTTATGACAAGATACGGTTACGTTGAGCTTTCAAACACAGCATCATCATTAGGTAATGCAGGTGACTACCTATCAAAAATCAACATCAATACTTCAAACCTAAGCTTCTTATAAGCCGTTTAAGTATTTTTGTAATATTCAAAACGCCCGGCTCTGTGTCGGGCGTTTTTTTTTGATCATTAAAAAGTTATACATTAGATACTAATAATTCTGCTAAATAATTGTAGGAGCAGAACACAATGGCAAAAACTACCAGACGTACATCAGGAACTTTTAATTTTGCTAACACAGTAGTATTTGATGACTCGTCAACTACTATTACTAGTAATAATCTAATCACAACTGATCCAGTAATTACAGTTAATTCTAGTCAAGGATCAATACCATCAACTGGCAGTGGAATTGAAGTAGAAGAAAGCGGTGTGGTTGTTGCTAGTTTACTTTATACTCAGTCGAATGGTGCCGGTGTTTGGAGCTTTACAGGATCCGACGGTGTCACAGTAGACTTTGGAAACGCTAATATTAGTATTGGCGGAAACACCAGTTATGCTAACTTAGAAGTCACAGACACAATTACTGCCGCAAACGCAGATATCAACGGTGGCTATATTGATGGTGTGCATCTAGGACACGATGATCCAGTACACGTACATGCTTCAGATATTTACATTGAAGGAAATTTATTCTTAGCCAATGGTGACATTACAGGTTCAATTGGTAATATTGCTAATGGGCATTTTACTGGTGATCTTATTGGTAATGTTCATGCTGATGATGGTAATATTATTATTTTAAACAACGGTACAGCATCAAATGGTTCAGATGCTACTCTTAAAGCCAGAGTTCTTTCATATAATGGTACAGTTGTTTTAAACAACGGCACCAACGGAACAGATGCCACTTTCCTTGGCAATACCACAGGAACTCATTTTGGTAATATCGTACATTTGGGCACAGTTGTGTTAGACTCAACTACCGGTGCTCTCACAGGAACAGTTTCGAGTCTGTCAAATCATACCACAGACAATTTAGCAGAAGGCTCTGCTAATTTATATTACACAGACACAAGGGTTGACAATGTGATAGCAAACACATCTATTAATTCACTTTCAGACGTTGCTATTGTAGATAATCCTGCCAATGATGGCGGTTATTTGAGATTCAATTATTCAAACTCAGGTTCAACAGTTGATGTTGCATTTTTAGGACAAGCAGTTGCTAATTTTAAAACAGATCAAAACACATCAACCACAGCAGTATCAGGTACAACACTGCAAAATGAATCAGCATCAGGATTGTCAGTGTCAATCACTCCTCAAAGCTCAGCAAACAAAATAGAAATTCAAACACAGGTAAGATACACTGTGCAGACTTCTTCCGGAGACACAGAATTTTATATTAGATTGTACAGAGACAAAGGTGCCAACACAGAAGTTTTATTAAGTGAAGATGTTGTTGTAGGAAATACCACAGAAACATTCCATCAAACTCATTTTAGCACTTTTGATGCACCCGGTGATACTTCTGCTCACACATATTCAGTATACTACGATGCTAACACAGCCAATGGAACACTAACACCAAATCCAACCTATTCAACAGGCACAGATACCAGTCATAACTGTATACATCTAACAGAAATTATTGACCAAGCCAATATTCTAACTGAAATTTCACAAGACACATCACCGCAGATTTCAGCATCGGCATCAAATTTAGATCTAAACAACAAAAAAATTATTAATCTTGCTACGCCTACAATTGGTACAGATGCCGCAACAAAAACATATGTTGACAACGCTGTAACATCATCTGATACTTTAGCTGAATTAACAGATGTTAATGTTGGTGCCAATAGTTCTCTTGCTTCTACTGGTGATGCACTAGTATGGACAGGCAGTGATTGGCAGGCACAAGCACCTTTTAGTCAAACAGACTTTGATAATGCAGTAGCAAACACATCAATTAATTCATTGTCAGATGTTGACACATCTGGTGCAACAGCAAATTCAATACTAAAATACAATGGCAACACTTGGGTAGTAGGAACAGACATTGACACAGATACTGGAATATTAAGTGTTCGTGATGATACATCACCACAACTTGGCGGAAATTTGGATTTAAACTCACAATCAATCACAGGAACAGGAACAGTTAATATTGTTGGTAGTTTCACCGGAACCAATGCTAACCTATCTGGTAATTTAACTGCAAGTGGTGGCGAAATTACAGATTTAACAATCTCAGGAAATCTAACTGTGCTTGGTGATACCACAACTGTAGATGTTACACAGTTAGAAGTTGATGATCCTTTGTTGTATCTAAATAGAAATGCTGGTGACTCAAGTACTAATTCACTAGATGCAGGCTTACTAATTGAACGTGGATCAACTGAAAACCATGCTGGTATGATCTGGCAAGAATCCTCAGATCAATTTGTGTTTTTAACATCTAATGCAGTAACTTCTACAACAACAGTTGTTTCAAACATAGCATTAGCAAATATTCAAGCCAATGTTGCAACACTAACAGCAACACAGGCACAGTATGCTGACTTGGCAGAATTATATGAAAGTGATGCAGAGTATGAACCAGGTACAGTCATGGTGTTTGGTGGTGATAAAGAAGTTACACAATCTAACACAGCAATGGATCATAGAATTGCCGGAGTAGTTTCAACAGATCCAGCATACTTGATGAACAGCACACAAACAGGTACTACTGTTGCTGTTGCACTTAGAGGTAGAGTACCAGTAAATGTTGTAGGTCCGGTTAAAAAAGGTGATTTAATTGTTTCAAGTGATATTCCCGGCGTTGGTAAAGCATTTGATGGTGTAACAAACTGTGTGTTTGTTATTGGTAAAGCAATTGAAGACGATGATTCAGAAAATCTAGTAAGATTAATTACCTGTGTAATTTAATCATATATTAAATTTTCACCATTTATTTTTCTATAAAAATCGTTAAAAGTTTTTATCCATTTTTTCATGTCTTTAATTATTTCTTGCGTATGATAAAAGCTGAGAGGAAGTGTAAAAAACGGATAAGATTTTTTAGCATCGTTAAATTTGTATTCTATTTTTTCTAAACTGTTGATATCTGTTTCTATATCATGCATTAATTTTTTAAAAAAGATTTGATCATAAAACTTTGAAATAATAAATTGTTGATTGTTGTCAGGATGTTCTAAATCAAATTCCAATTCAAGTATATCAAAATACAATGCTCTTACTGGATTTATATCTCTTCTGTACTTGTTTAACACACTAGGAAAGCAGTATTCTGTGCTTTTGGTTATTAAGTTATTTGTGATTGTAAAATATGCATCTTCAAGATCGTATCTTATTTGCAAATCAATTTCGTTGTTGTCTTTGGTATGATAGTAGTAAGCATTTACCAATATTTTATGCAAACTTCTGGTTTGTTTTCTTGTCATACCAGAACAAAATTCATAAAATTTTGTTTTTTCAATGCCGTTTTCTTTGAGATATTTTAAAACAAAACCAGAGATAATTTGTTTTTTGCTAAACTCTTCAAGATCTCGAATCATTCGAATTTGAGTAATATGGTAAACATTGTTCATACTAAAAGTATTTACTTGTTTGCCTGCTGATATAGTTTTTTTAGTTTTCTAATATTTTTTTGGTTGTTTAATGTGATTTTAGCACCATTGTGTAAAGGTTTAGGATACTGCCCTATATCAAACCAAGCATATCCAGAACTTTCTCTATTGAGTGTTGGAATAAATTCATCTGGAGTAACTATCACATATGTGTAGTATGTAAAATTTTTGTCTTTGGAATTGTATGTGTCTAATGGGTTAAGTTTTTCCATTGGCGGAATAAACCCCATTTCTTCTTTAAGTTCTCTTTTCAGTGCTTCAATAGGTTCTTCATTTTTTTCAATCTTGCCACCCCAAAAACTCCAGGTATGCGGATAACTGACTTTGTTGCTTCGTAGATTTAACAACATTCTGCCGGTGCTTTTTGATAAAAATGTAGTGCCTACTGCTTTGTACATTCAGCTATTGTATGATGTTTTTTAAGAACTTGCAAGTTCTAATTTCCAAAAACCGTTTTTGTATTGACCTTGGTAACTGTCAATCCACTCAGCACCGGTCCATCTGTATTGTGTACTAGTATTTGAATTGGTAACATATTCTGTAGTACTTGTGTTTCTACTGTCAAAAACCACAGTCCATGCACCACCGGTAAATTCTATAATATCGTTTTCATTGGCAGAAAATCCCGCACCAAAACTGTTGGTATCACTAGGAATTGGATTGACTAAAAGATATCGCTGTCCGTTTGCTACTGTTGGTAAATTGTTTCCTGGATACGATTGTTCAGGATCTATAATTTTATCAACAGCACTGATAGTGTTGGTTGGCAAACTGTCGCTGTCAATTGTAAAAACCAATTTGTTATGATCAGTAGGATGTAATGCAATAGTACCAAAAATGTCGCTTGAACTGTCTTCTGGATCGTCACTTTGTCTTAATACTAACTTGCTAATACCGTCTTGTATTTCTCCATATATTGTCAAAAACTCTTTCCAACTTTCATTGTCGTTAGCACCGTAGGCACCTAATAAACTGACGTTTGTGCCAATAACACTAATCTGTGCATTTTCTGGTGTGACAATTTGTGTTGATATTTGTCCCGGAAAGTTCTCAAAGAAATCTATAAATCTTGGATCGTAATCTAAATCATCAATTGAATCTGTGTTGTTAATTCTTGTGATAATTTGTTTGATAATAGATTGTTTTTTGACTTTGGTTGGAGGACTCAACCAAATAGGTAAACTGAAAGTCAAAGTTGCAACATCTAATTGTGTATCAACACCCTGCGGCATTGCTCTAGAACTCCATACAATATCAATTAATTCAACGTTGGTGATATTAGTCCAGTCTAAAGGATTGTCATTTGCTTGTATTTCAATTGAAGGATTATACAGTGTAAGAATTTGTTCAAGCAATTGCATTTTTTGTTCGGTGTTTGAACACCAAATATCAACTGCCATATTAAGATTATAAGGAACCGGCATGTGTCTTTCTACGGTGTATAAGTTGCCAATTTCAGCAGTATATTGGCTGTTACTATTATCGTACTGTCTTTCAGAAACTTGTAATTTTTCAATCAGTTTAGGATCTTGCATTCTGTCTCGAGCAATCTGCAAGTTGGTAATATATACACTCATAAAAGGTGCTGAATTCATAACATTTTCAGAACTGTTTCTTAATATGTGTGCAACCATTCTACTCATATCTGCATATCTCACAGGCACTCTTATATAAGAATTACTGTCTGTGTTGTCTTTCTGTCCGGTTTTAACAGAGAAATTATCAAACAGTCTTATAAACTGTAAAATATATCTTCTTATTTGTTGATCATACCAGTATTGCATTAGTCGGCCTTTGGTTTAATAATTTTACTCAAATATTGTTGTTCTTTAGAATCTCCTGTAACAGAAGATGAATTTGTGTTGTTGATAAAACTGTCTAACACTTTAGAAGTTCTAGTGTACAAGCCTCTGATATCATCTGTGATTTTAATAAATCTGTTACCTTCTTTTCTAAACAGTCTGCTTGGCGAATAATCTACTCTCAAAACATAGTCGCCTTCTTGCAGTGTTGAAGGAAAACTTCTTCCTGTGTGTGCAATTTCAATACCGCCCGGAGGTGTAGCATCTTGTGATCTTTCAATTACTTTGTGTCCGTCAGCTTCTGAAACATACAAGTGACCCATTTCAACACCTTTACGTGGAACATTTTTTTCTGCTTCGTTAACGACTGCTTCATTAATATCAATTTCTGATTGATATGTTGAAATAATATTTTTAAGATCGTCTGCTTCTTCACCGGTGCCAAGAATATCTCTAAATTCTTGTGTGTCTTGCATAGCAACTGCTTTGCATCTCCATATGTGAGGCCACCATCCTGGATCATAACCTTCTGATCCTCTTGCGGCATCTTCAACCACATAAAATTTATTGATAGTTAAATTTTCTTTTGGTGTAAAACTTGTTACTGTTGCTGTTGCACCGCTGGCATCTCCAGTGATAGTTTCGTTCTGTTCAAAGTTGCCACTGATTGGTGTAATTCTAATAGTTTTTGCTTCGTGATTATAACTGACCACAGTAGCACTAACACTGCTGTTTGCACCTGTGATTGTTTCACCTTTACGAAACTTTTTACTAGGTTTAGAAGCCAGTGTAATACTTGCAGATTCCAGTCTAGTTTCATCATTTTGATGAGGTAACTCAAACACATCACCTGGTATAATTTTTCTACCAAGTCTTTCCATCATGTCGCCAATATGAAATGTTATATAGATAGTGTCAGCAGTTTGAAACAATCCAAATTGTGTTAAATCAAAATCTTGATCTGCAACGTTGTAAACACCACGCAAATCAAAAACATCTGGATCGTATTTTCTGTCTCTGTTTTCACCAAACAGCACATCTTGTACATTAAGTGTGCTTGTAATAGAGTTTTTAGGTTGATCTGAACTTGTTGAGTCTGTGTGTGTATGAGGTCCTATGTATTTGTGTAAAAACACACCAGTGCCACCCGCAAAAAAATGCTCTCTGATAACACGATCAGCAAATTTGTAGTCGTTTCCTTTGTTTGGCTTCCATAAACTAAGTCTTGGCATAAGATTGTCCTTCGTAGTATTTATTGATTTAAATTGATCAACTAAATAGTAATACAATGGCAAAACAGCAATCTAAAAGACAAGAACTTATTGACGATATACGTACTATCCTAGGTGATGGTATGGTTGACGTTGAACTTGATCCCAAACACTATGAACAAGCAATTGATCTAGCAGTAGATAGATTTAGACAACGCAGTTCAAACAGCACAGAAGAAGCATATATTTTTTTAACACTTCAAGCAGATGTTAACGAATATACACTGGCAGAAGAAGTAATAGAAGTCAGAGAAATATTTAGAAGATCTGTTGCAGGTTCAACTAGTGGAGTTGATCTAGATCCTTTTGAAATGGCATACACTAATTTATATTTCTTACAAGGTGGTAGAATTGGTGGACTGCTGACATGGGACGCTTTTTCTCAATATCAAGAAGTAGTAAGAAGATTGTTTGGTGGTTATCTTAATTTCAAATATGTCACAGAAAAAAACAAATTACTTTTAATGCGTAGACCAAGAGCTGAAGAAAATGTGTTATTGCAAGTATACATGGAAAAACCAGTTGATACACTTATAACACAGAGATACAGTAGACCTTGGATAAGAGAATATGCACTTGCACAATGTAAAATGATGCTAGGTGAAGCAAGATCCAAATACTCCAGTTTACCTGGTGCTCAAGGCAGTGTGAGCTTAAATGGTGCAGATTTAAAAGCAGAAGCACAAACAGCCATTGAAAAGCTAGAGCGTGAAATTGACACATACGGCACCGGTGAAGATCCACTAACTTGGGTTATTGGATAAAAAATCTTTGACATCTTTGTTTTAATCAGTTATTATAGCACTTATGATAATAGGTCTAGTTGGTTTTATTGGTTCTGGAAAGAACACAGTAGCAGAATACTTTGAACAACATAACTTTCAAAAAGATTCATTTGCGGCTCCGTTAAAAGATGCTGTGAGTGACATTTTTGGCTGGCCTAGAGACATGCTTGAAGGTGATACAGACCAAAGCAGATTATACAGAGAATCAGTTGATCAGTGGTGGAGCAAAAAACTAGGAAACAAATATTTTACTCCCAGATATGCTTTGCAAATAATAGGCACAGAAATATTTAGAGACAATTTTAATCAAAATATCTGGTTACATAGTTTAGAAAGCAGATACATGTCACGTGGTAGAAAGCCTACAGTAATTAGTGATTGCAGATTTAAAAATGAATTAGGCTTGATCAAAACACTGGGTGGCAAAGTAATTAGAGTAAAACGAGGTCCAGAACCGCACTGGTTTGAAACTGCCAAATTGGCCGCTGACGGTGACACATTTAGTCAACACACTTTATCAGATATGGGAATTCATCAAAGTGAATGGGATTGGGTTAATGTCAGGGTTGATTACACAGTTACTAATGACAGTACTCTAGATGATTTAAACACTAAATTAGCAGACATTGTCAAAGAAATAACATAGTTTAATCAGGCAACAAGTTACCCTGTGTCCAACCAACTTCTTCTACACTTTTTATTCTAGAACAATTAGCACATATAGTTTTCAAGTTGCTCCAGTCGGCATTTTTTAAATTACCATCAACATGATACACATCCATTTGAACTGGGTGTTTGCCTTTAAAGCCGCATTTTTCACAGATATGCTTTTTTTTATAACCGCTTTTTTCCCACGAGTGTTTTCTTCTAGAAGTAACACCTGCATCTTCTTTTATACACTGATCGCATTTTTTTCTGTAGTATACTTTGCCTTTTCTACGATAGTTAAATGCCACAGGTCGTACTTTACACTTGTTACAAAGCGGTCTAATATGTGTTTTTTTTCTAGGTTTATCTTGCATTGTTAATTGTATTTAATACCTTTAAAGGTAAATGGATTGCCCTAGTTTTTCCAGAAAAACTATAAATACTAGCATAGTAATACAACACATTATATAATGTAAAGCAGGGAGATTAAACATGCCAACACTAACATCACCAGGTGTATCAGTTAGCGTAACTGATGAATCAATGTATGCTCCAGCCGGTCAAGGCACTGTTCCTCTTGTAGTTGTTGCAACAGCACAAGACAAAACAGATCCAAGCACTGACGCAGTAGCAGTAGGTACAACTTCTGCAAACGCTGGAAAACCATTTTTGGTAACATCACAACGTGAACTGGTTACAACTTTTGGCGAACCTTCATTTAAATCAGTAGCAGGTACACAGATACATGGCGACGAGAGAAATGAATACGGTTTGCTATCAACTTATTCATATTTAGGAATTTCAAACAGAGCATATGTTGTAAGAGCAGATGTTGATTTAGATCAACTAGAAGCTTCATCAACAGCTCCACAACTAACACCAAACAACGGAACATATTGGTTAGATGTACAAAATACAGACTTTGGTCTATTTCAAGGTAATGCATCAGCAGGCACTTGGGATAAAATAACACCAACAGTATTAGCAGACACACCAAGTTCTGCCGCAAGTAGTAACGTAGGAACCAACAACAAACCTAAAGCAACATATGGTGCAACAGGAGATTTTGTTGCAGTTACTTCAGTTGATCCAGTTATTGTGTATGAAAAAACAGCATCATCAACATGGGACGCAGTAGGTTCAGACTCATGGTCAACAGCAAAATCAAATGCTAATGTTTACATTCAGCCAGGTACAGGTACAGCACCAACAGTGGCTGACAATGACATCTGGTTAAAGTCTACACCAGCAGGTCAAGGTGCTAGTATTGTAGTTAAAGTTTACAACTCATCAACAGGTGCATGGGAAACTAAAACATCAAATATGTATGTTAACGATGATGCCGCAACAGCAGTTGAAGGCGCCGCATTAACACAAAATGATGTTTATGTACAGTTCGATGATGATGGCGACGAAGATTATGCAAATTATATTGCCAATAACTTTGTATCAGCATCAGCAACAATTGAAGCTACATCATATTCAAAAACACAACGTGAAACAACTCCTGAAATTCAATATAGTTTGAAAATCAGAGGAGCTGGTACTTCAACTGTGGCTACTGGTGATGCATCATCACTACATGCCGCAAGTTTAACAGGTACTTTCAAACTTAATGGTCAGGCAATTACGCTTTCATCATCAAATCTTGAAAACATTGTTACAGCAATTAACAGTGAATTTGGTGCCGGCCAGACACATGCGGCCGCAGGTATCACAGCATCTATTGATTATAGATCAGCAACAAGACAGTATTTAAAAATCACAAGAACTGGCGGTAAAGAAATTTACATTCAAGACGGTTCAGGTGTAACTACTTCTGACTTAGGATTTACTGATAACAAATCAACAGGTTCAACAGCATACTATCACAAATCATTATGGAGCGATCTTTCATATGAAGCATCAGCAACAGCACCTACTAAAGATCCAGTAAATGGCACACTTTGGTACAGCTCAAGTCAAGATGCTGATATCTATATTGCTACTAATGATGGTGGTACTATGAAATGGTTAGCATACGCAAACTCAAAAGACAGGTTTGATGCTAACTCAGTTGTGTCAGGCGGTATTAAAGATCTACAGATTGTATCTGAAGAGCCAACTGCACAATCAGATGGTACTGCACTAGAAGATGGCGATCTTTGGATTGATTCAAATGAATTAGATGTTTATCCAAAAATCTACAAATGGAACAACAGTGACTCAGAATGGAACTTATTAGACAACACTGATCAAAGCACAGCAGATGGTGTTGTGTTTGCAGATGCAGTAGGTAACCCAGCAGGTGCAGATGAAGATGCACAAGACTGGGGTTCAGCTTACAGCAACTTCCATTCAGACGCTCCAGATCCAGCAGTGTATCCAGAAAACATCTTGTTGTTTAACACAAGACTTTCAGGTTACAATGTGAAAAAGTTTGTAACCAACTACACATTTGATGGTACAAACAACGGAGACATTTGGGTAACAGAATCAGGTCTAAAAGAAGATGGTTCACCTTACATGGGCAGAGCCGCTCAGAGAAGAGTTGTTGTTTCAGCAATGCAATCAGCACTAGTTGACAATGATGATATCAGAGCAGAATCTAGATTCTTTAACTTGCTGTCAGCACCAGGTTATCCTGAACTGCTTGACGAACTAGTAAGTTTAAGTACAGATAGAAAGCAAACAGCATTTGTTGTTGCTGACACACCTTTTAGATTAGCACCAGATGGAACGTCAGTTCAAAACTGGGCAACTAATGCCAACAATGCCGCTTCAAACGGTGAAGATGGTTTGATTACAGCATCACCATATGCGGCTGTGTATTATCCATCAGGCTTTGCAACTAACTTAGACGGTAATGAAGTGGTAGTACCACCTTCACACATTGCTCTAAGAACATTGGCTTACAATGACTCAGTTGCATTTCCATGGTTTGCACCGGCAGGTTATACAAGAGGTTTAGTTGACAATTCAACTTCAGTAGGTTTCATTAACTCTGAAGAAGAATATCAGCCAGTAACACTGTCTGAAGGTCAAAGAGACACACTGTACGCAAACAAAATCAACCCAATTGCATTTATTCCAAACAGAGGCTTGGTAGTATTTGGTCAAAAAACACTTTCACCAACTGCAACAGCAATGGACAGAGTAAATGTATCAAGATTAGTTGTGTATCTAAGATACCAATTGGATCTACTAGCAAAACCGTTCTTGTTTGAACCAAATGATGAAACAACAAGAAGACAGGTCACTGACACATTTAACAGATTTATGTCTGGTTTAGTGTCTCAGAGAGCACTGTACGACTTCTTAGTTGTTTGTGATGATTCAAACAACACACCTGCTAGAATTGATAGAAACGAATTGTACATAGACATTGCTATACAACCAGTAAAAGCAATTGAGTTTATCTACATTCCGGTACGTATCAAAAACACAGGTGAGGACTTAGCTGGTTAATATTATCAAAATAAAGGGGTAGTTTCTATCCCTTTATTTTACCTTTAAAAAATATTTTATACAACAGAATATTTGACAAAGGTGTAAATAAATTTATAAGGAGCAGATAAAATGGCAATTACCACAAATAAATTTGGTGTACCAGTAAATGGCGCTCGTTTTGGTATTTTACAACCTAAATTAAAATACAGATTTAGAGTCGAGTTTACAAACTTTGGTCCAATTGGCGCACAAGTTATTGAGTTAACAAGAAACGTGATGTCAGTGACAAGACCAAAAGTGTCACACGAAGAAGTGCCGATTCATTCATACAATTCTGTTGCTTACATTCAAGGCAAGCACACTTGGGAAGCAATTCAGCTCACACTAAGAGATGACATTTCAAACCAAGTATCAGGTCTTGTAGGTCAGCAAGTACAGAAACAGATGAACCACTTTGAACAAACATCAAGCAACACAGGTTCTAATTACAAGTTCAATACAACTATTGATATTTTAAAT